GATACAAGAGTGCATGTAGCAGACACTTCATTAAAATGATAATCGACAAAAGAAATTAGAGCCGCCTTCCTACCAACATTCACTGCTCTAAATATTTTAGCTTGATCTATATCAGTAGAATTATCTAGTGAGGTGGGTGAACTAATTTCAACTGAATTTGGCTTAATAATAGACATTATATTTTCCTAATACCCTGATACAAACTGAAAAAAATCTTGAACACCCTTTTCAGCAGCTTTCATAGTTTTAAAGGCATCTAATTTCTGTCCATCTACAGTTGCTATAAACTTACCCTTTTCTTTAGTTATTACTACTTTAGACTTACCTACTTTATAAGTTTTTTCTTCTGATTTTGCTTCAGATAAAAAATCCTTAAGCTTCTTCATTAGTATCCGCCTTTGGGTTAAACATACTTTGGGCAACCGGAGTTTTAATTTGGGCTATGGCATCAGAACATTTTTGGTGTAAAACTGATTGCAAAGAATCTCTCGCATCAACTTTATTTCCAACAGAAATCTGATCAATAATATCTCTTACGTTATTCATTATAATTTACCTTGTTTATTTTATTTATATATTACTATTTTTACGGCGCATCATCTACTAAGTCAGAACTGCTGAAGTTATATCCTACTAAATGGGCAGTAACTGCTAAATCTTGAATTGTTTAAACACTATCTTCTATTTCTTCCTGACTATGGTTAAGTTCTTTTTCTTCATCAGATTCTTCTAATATAGGAGCTTCACTCTTATCAACTGATTCAGTTTCTAGCTCTAACTCTTCCTCAGGCTCCGCATCTATTTGTTTGTCTATGATTTTTATTTCTTCTTCGGTTTGCATCAAGACATTTTTTCGGATCCATTCTTTACTATAATATCTACCTACAAATTCGTCCATTTCCCTGAGAGTGTTTATTCTTTCACGGAAGAGCTCTGCGTTTTTCATTTCAGAAAAATGAGAATCTTTTATAAAATCTACATTTATATTTTGAGAAAGCTCTTTCCATTCTTGAGGAGTAACTATACCTTTCAGTATAAGTTGTGTTTTTAGTAAATCCATAAAAAGAATAGAAAACTTTTTGCGTAGCTTATTAATAAATTTCTGAAATTTTAGTTCGTCTCTAGTTATCTCCGAAGTTCTACCTAAAGATACCATAGCTTGTTGTTCTGAGTCAAGCCTTGATGCTGGGACATTGAGAGATCTGTAAAGTTTCTTTTGGAAGAAAATTATATCTTCTATCTGGCCTAGGTTTTCTCCACCAGGCAAGGTAGAAATTTCAGTTCCTCTACCACCTTCTCTACGAGGAAGCCAGAAGTCTTCCATCATTGTCATGTGGTGGTTTTTAGTTTCTACTTCTCCAGTTTCCGGATTATATACTACTTTATTTTGGAAATTATTCATTACCGATTGTAAATAAGATTCAGCCTTGTTTCTAGGCAAATTACCTACATCTATATAGAATATTCTTCTTTCTGGAGCTCGAGAGAGTCTATAAATTACTAGAGCATCTTCCATCATTCTAAGCTGATTTACAGGCTTTATAGCTTTATGTAAATAAGAAATAGTTTTACTTCTTGATGAATCTAACATCCCACTTGGAACATATGTAATAGCATCTTTGGATATTTTAAACCCAGTGTTGTTATCAACATTATTGTCAGCTGAAAGTCCAGATTCTGAATACACATAGTACTCATTTACATTTTTTACGACTTCGGCTTTAGAATTCTTATCTTGTTCTTTCGTAATTTCTCTAACTTTACGTATTTTAGTTGACTCTATAAGTCTTACTTCTTGGATTCCTTTCTTAGGATTTTTTTCGTCTATCATCTTTTGAAAAAATAATCGACCATCAACATACCAAATTCTAAAAAGATCTGTTCCTGTCCAATTAAAGTTTAGCAGTTTTAATATATGAGCGAACTCTTCATGTATCATATCTTTTACTTTCTGGCTTACATCTAAGTCATCAGTAATAAGGGCTACTGGAGAAGAATCTTCGTCAGTAACAATAGCTTCGTTTATAATGTCATCTATAGCCTGCTCAACTTCTGGATGCTGAGAAACGTCTCTATAGAGTTTAATAAGTGAATCATCATTTTTACTTTTATCAGCCGAAAGATCGTAGTATACTCCATATCTTTGTCCAGCAACTACAATGCCCACATCAGCTTCGTCTGTCTGAGCAGAAAGTGGTTTACTTATAGTAGTGTCTTTTAAAGGCTTTCTTTTAAATTCATATCCGAATATAGAGAATCCAGTTTTCTCGTTATTATCAATCATATACTTTTTCCAGAGTTTAAACTATAATCTATTTATAAGACAAAAAAGGGATCCGAAGATCCCTTTTAATTTAGAACAATTTATCTACCGTAGTTTGAATCTGAGTTGGTCCAATAAAGAACTTGGAATTCAACTGTAAATTCAGATAAAGTGTTTTCACTGTCATATGATAAATCGATAGCACTTACGTTTGAAGGCCAAATTGATTTAAAATCATAAGTTTGTGTAACTTCACCGGCGCGGTCAAGTTGACGAACTGTAGCATCTTCCATATAAGATGCAGGCGAATCATCAGCAGCACGACCTTCTTGGTTGTTCATGATCTGATTCATCCAAGCTTCCATTGAATTACGGATACGGAAGTTGTTGTCGTTGATAACAGTGATTGTCCATGGTTCGAACGTACGGTCACCCGCAAGTTGTAGTTGTTTACCTTGGAAAGGTACTGTGATTGGGCTAATTACTGAAGCAGGAAGAGCTGCAGCTTTAACTAAGATGTTGTCGTCACCTGATACACGAGGTATAACAACTTCAAAATAGTTAGAGCGCGAACCACCACCAGTAAGAGCACCTTTTAGTCTATCGATACCAATGTTAGTAGCCATAGTTTATTACTCCTTAGTTAGAACCAACAATTTCACTGAACTCTACTCCGGTACGAGTAGCAACGAAACTGAGGGTGATAAAGTTAATAGAGCGAGCTGGCTGAACAAAGATATCAGCAACAAAACCATTTGTATCAATAACTTGAGAGTCATTATTGCTTTCGTCACAAATAACTGAAAAATTAGTCAGACCTCTACGAGATTGAACATTACGTAAAAACGGTTCAACTGCATTACGGAAAGTAGTGCGAGTGTAATCATCGTTGAATTCAAATAGTTGGAAACGGGCAGCAGTAGCAATCGCTTTTTCCAAAACAATGAACAATCTACGTACGTTTATTCTATCAAATGCTGATGGCTTAGCTAAAGCAGTCTTGTCACCGTATAATACAGTACCTTCGCCAGAGAAGCTAACCATTGGGTTAACACGGGCTGAGTAAAGATCATCACGTTGAGCTTTATTAGGATTAAACGCTAATGTTGCAACGTTACGATATTGACCGCGGTTTAAACCAGCAGGTGAGAACCATGAGTCAGCAATTTCGTCCGTATTTGCGCAAAGTCCAGCAGTAGAAGCAGAACCAGGTACCCAAACAAACTGATCGTTGTACTTATCGTAAATTTTAATAGCAGACGAATCTAATACGCCATATGAAGATGAAGTGATTGAGTTTGACCAAGCCAAAACATCGTCTAAAGGAGTAGTTGTGCCTACTGTAGAACTAATTGGAGGAGAAGCAAATGCAACTGCATCTTTACGACCTTCAGCAATAGCTATAATGTAGTTAGATAGCGTATGGTCTGCTGCCGCAGGCTGAATAAGTAAAGAAACATCTACACTTTCTGTGTCAGAAAACAAATCAAATCCTAACTGATAAGCTGATTCAGCAACTTGTCCACCGTTCGCGCTATCACTTCCGCCACTTAGAGAGTCAGACTGAATAGCTACTAATTGAGTGAAGGCTACACCTTCAGCTAAAGATCCAGCTTGAGTCAATTCAGTCGGAGTATTAAGACTCCAAACATACTTAGAAGTGCGGTTAATAACGTCAAAGAAGTAAATTGAACCACCTTGAGAGTTTTTAGCGTCAAGAGCTTGAGACAAGAATTCAAAAGTTTCTAGTACTGTACCAGCTGTTCCAGAGAATTTACCATCTTCATCAATAACAACTACGTGAAGTTCATCGTTTGAACCACCACGAGAAGCTGCATAGTCAGAGGTACCTGGAGCAGAAGTAAAGAATCCTTTATAAGCCCAACTTGCAAATGACGTAGCATCACCACAAATTTCGACTTTAAGAGAATCGCCAATAGCTCCTGGATATTTGGCAGCAAATGTTCCACGGTTAAAAGTGATCACTATATCAACAGGAGTTGATGAACCATCAACAGAGCCGGTAAGACTTTGACTAATTGTCACGTCATTTCCATCGACAGCAGTAACAGTAGTTGAAACTGGTACTTCACCTGGTCCAGAGATAGAATCACCTACTTGGATGCCAGTAGCATTATCTAAAACTAGCTCTGTTCCAATACTGTTCGACACTGAAGTTTGGTAAGTTTGGGTTCCAGCAAAAGATCCAACTTGACCGTCGAAGTTTACCTGGTTTTTTACTAC